CGAGTAATTATAATTGGCATTTTAAACGAATGATAATACGACTTTGCTATTAATTCGGCAGCCGCCTTTGTTGCCGCATATGGATTTGTTGGACACAATATTGAATTTTCATTCTTTTTTTCCTCATTTTCATTTAACATCGACTCGCCATATACTTCATCGGTTGAAATATGAATGAATCGAACAATCTTTCCGTATTTACGACTAGCTTCTAACAAAGTGTGCGTTCCTTGCACATTATCGTGCGTGTATTGGAGTGCATCTTCAAATGAATTTTGAACGTGTGATTGCGCTGCAAAATGAATAATTGTATCTATCTGATAAATATTCAATATATTAGCAATCAAGTCATAAGAGCATAAATTACCTTTTATCAAATGATAACGAGATGATTCGCGGACTTCTACATTAACATTTGTCTCTGACGCACAATAATACATTGCATCTAAATTAACAATAGTTGCATCAGAATTTTGTTTGAAATAATAATTCACAAAATTGGAACCAATAAATCCACAACCACCGGTTACTAATAATTTCATTATAATTAAATATATTAATTTATATTTACTTTTTACCCGCAATTCTTAATAATGTATTTCTAACAGACTCCTTAATTGGTAAAAGTTGATTATTACAATTTAATACAATTTCTGATAGTTTATCCGTGTTTAAACAATTATTTGACCTCTTTGACGCTAAAATTTGATTCTGTTCTTCTATTGAAAAATTAGTCCATGCAAATTCTGGGTCTACTATTTCTTTATACATCGTTAATATCTCATTATGACTAATAACCCCTGGATTTGTTAGATTAATTGTACCAACTTGGCCTTTCAAGGCCAATTCAATTAACACTGGCAATAATTCATCTAAAACTGACATTGAGTTTGGCATAGAACAAACCTTTTTATAAGTAATTATCTTTGTAATAAAATTGCGCGTGCTATCTATTTCGTCCGTAATAGGCATCCGGATTCTAACATTTAAAGTACTATTCGGGTACAATATTTGCATTAATTGGTCTGTATATCCCTTTACAATTGAATACGATGACCCAAAAAAATTAGGCAAATCTGATTCCATAAATCCTGCATTTGTATCACCTAGCAAATGTGCATCATCGTAATCAAAAATACATCCCGTGCCTAAATATGTAAAATGAATATTGTTTCTTTTACTTATTTCTGCTAGAGTAATTGGACTAAAAAGATTGTCCTTTAGATTATCTACCAGTTTACCAGGTTTCTCTAAATAATCAATTGTTCCTATTATTTCATTGTTATATATACCATGAGTGCGGCCAATGAAACTCATAATATGTGTCACGTCTCCTATCAAATTTATTTCTCGTTGAATCATACTTAAGTCATCTCCTCTGCACAATGATATTACAACTTTGACATTCATATTTTGTAATAATGTTACAACTTTATTTCCTATCCAACCATTTCCACCAAAAACTAAAACAACTGGATTCATTTGCATTATTATAAATTAATTAACCATTTATATTTAAATAAATAAACCAAAATAATATATAATATATAAAATATTTAAAATTAATAATTTATATATTATAATACAATGTCGCAAGAATCTACCAATACAAATGACCTTATAAATGATATTCAAACATTACATCGAATGTCTCTAGAAAAGGACAACTTGCTTATTAATATCACTGCCAAGTTAATTAATTTGGAAGACCAAATGAAGCACTTGAGTGAACAAAATAACAATTTGAAATCTGAAATGTCTCGTTTAATGGCATATTTTATATCGTTTTCTGTTGATGTTAAAAATGACTTGCACCATATTAAATATAAATAATTTAATGTCTTCGTTTAGTTCCACGATTACGTCTAGAACTGCGTTTAGAATGGCGTTTAGTTCGTCTGCCTTTTGCTGACGCAGTAGCACTTCTTGCTGACGCAGCAGTAGCACTTCTTGCAGCACGTCGGCGCTGAGAATTAGGTGACTCTGCTCCTGTTTCTACATATCTAATTCGTTCAATTAAAAATTCTTGCGCATTGCGGTCGTCAAAAATCTCTTCATTTGCTGCTCGGCGAACTTTATTCAAGTTTACACCTCTGTCTTTCATTTTTTGTAACATTCGTTCAGCCTTTCCAAAATCATCGTGGCCATGTGCTCCTTGATTTTGTGCAAACGCAATAAGTGCCTTAATCTCTCCATGTCTGGGTAAATGTGCCGGTAAAGTGGATGATGACATTATATATAATACTAAATATATTTATTATTATATTTATTTTGTTAGTTAAAGTTGTTTTAATTTACTCCCAATGTCTTTGAAATAACAACCATTATATGTTGTGTTTTTAATTGTTTAATGCAATCATATTTACATATAAATTCTTTAACCAAAATATTACTGGCATCATATTGACCAACGCCATTTTTATATAATACAGGTTCGCCATATCTATTTTTTATACCTCTACGACTCTCTCCAAGTTTTATAATGTATTGTTTATTTTCAAATGTTTTGACTTTAATTAAATACACAATGGAGCCAATTGTTGCATACTCTTTAAGCAATATTTTCTCTCTTTCTAAAATCTTTTGCTTCTCTAATTTTAATTCATATTCTTTTGCTTTTTGGTCTTCTAATGTTTTAAATTCATTTGATTGTTGTAATAGTTGTTGTTTTAATTCATTACTTTCTTCTTGTAAGATTTCTTGTAAAATTATTTCTAATTTAATGAAATAATCATGAATTTCATCAGCCTTTTTTGTTTCTGATTTTAAACAAAATTTTTTAAAGGTATTAATATTTAACATAAATACTTCTTTATTGTGTCCACCTTTAGCACTATTTGTTTGCTTTGCCAACTGGCAAAGCGATAATTTATAATCTTTATTAATAATAAAATTTTTTTCCAATACACGTTTTGCATTTACCTTTTGACCAAAACCAAGCCACTGCCAAATATTATCTAAGTCAATAACAAAATCTTTTTCATAATCATGCTTTAAATAACAATAAAAACTGGCTATAAACATCTGTTGTTCATAATTATTAAAATTATTTTGCACTTTGGTTATCAATTTTGATTGATAATTACCATTTAATTTGGTAATAGGATTGCTTTCAATAAGGTTTACTATGTCTATGCTCATTTTATATAGAGGCTTGTCTTTATATTGTTTTTTGCTTTAATAATTAAAAAGCATTAATTTAATTATTAAAATTTGATATAAACAACAAGACGATAAATCGTAACAAATCGTTTAGTTGCTATACGCGAGGCCTCCCATACCACTCATGATTCTGAGCACGTTGTAGTTAGTGGCATAGACACGGACCTTGGCAGTCTTGGTTCCCTCAACTGTGGCGTTACTAAGAACAAGTTGGAGAGTGGCGTTATCTATTCTGGAGAAGTTGCACGTGCCGCTGGGTTGATGCTCCTCAGGTCTCAAGGCAAAAGAGTACACGTTAATACCCTCATCGGGGCATCTGGTGTGCGACTGGTAAGGTTGGACCCACGAGAAGTAGGTTCCTTCGCGCTCAGAGAAACGATCTTGGCCGTTAAGTTGGAGCTTAGCGGTGACGACGGGGTTCTGTCCCCAGCAGTGGAGGTCAAGAGACGCCTCAGTCATGACAAAGGTGCCGGCATCGGAAACTGTGGAGTTCTCGAGGTGACCAGAGGACAAATCCTTGAGTTGAGCAAGGATATCAGCGGGGATAGCTTGGGTGGCGGCAGCATTCTGGGGAACAGCGGGGCCACCCATGTTGGCCTCATTGTAAGGATTCTGGGGACCATGCCAGTATCCAGTGAAACCAACAGGGATGTCATAGTCAAGAGCACCGGCATCATTGAACAGACCACGAGCATCAATGAAGGCACGGGAATCAGCAGCAACGGAGGCGGGGCCACCGAACGCGTGGATAGCGTTGGGCAAAGCATCAATGGCATCGGTGTAGTTGAAAGGTTGAGCACCTAGGACCTTGAACAGGAGAGCATCGCACACCAAAGATGAGCAATAGTCAACGTTCTGATCGGGCTGGACAATCCAGATAAGCTCCTTAACGGGGTGGTTAAAGTTGAGCTTAATCTTGTTACTAG